TATTAAATGATTGTATATCCCTCATTTACAATCAAGTTGGTTCGATCCTTAGTAAGTATTGTTCAGATCACTGTTTCTTGTCAAAATGACTCTGCATTCCAGTCTAGGCTCTCCAACCTAATAGGAAATTGTTTACATAAACAATAAAAATAATCTTACTTACTAAACCATCAAGTGAAAAATTTTGTGTATGTTTTTGGTTTCTCAGGTTCACACCTTCCGTTTTCCTTCGGTTTTTGTTTATTTTATTTTATTTTATTAAATTTTGTTTTCACTTGATTAGTCAAACATTTCACTCGCAGCTGTGCCTATCGCTGATACTATCGGATGAGGTATCTTAGATGCCACTTTTGCACTAGCTTTTATTAGCTTGATAGCTGTGTTGACCCAGCTACCACTATCCCTAGCAGTTGTTGCCACAGGACTATTGCTTTGAACAGCGTCAGCAATAGCAATGGCGGCAGCATTAGCAGGTGGAGGATTTGTTACTATCTTGCTGAATAAGCTGCCTGGTGAGCAGTCATATTCCACACAATGAGTGTAATAAACCCTAAACGAGCAAGTAGAATTAACACCACTTACAACCATCTCTGGTGATGACCAATCCGCGTCGTAATTTACCAGCAAAGGTGCTGGTCCATTACCACCCGAATAAGTCCAGTTTTGGGTAGTTGATATTAAACTATATGCTGCTGAAGGCAATGTCAATGCAGCACCTGCTGATTGCCAATCAATCCATCTGTAAACAGAGGTATTGTGTTTGGCCAGCATTACTGCACCCTCTTCAGGTCTGAATGTCTTCGTATCTTTAGGCATAGTAGTGATTGATGTGCCGTATGGCGTATCTAAACTGATCGCTTTACTGTTTGTTCCCGTCATATAATTCTGCGTGGTATTAGCCTCCGCTGTATAGCCATTGACTGTACCAGGAGCTAATCTTTCATAACCGTATTCTGTTGGAGCATCTCTACAATTTATAAGACCTTGAGCCGTGTTAGCCGGACCAGTATAAATTATTTTCATTCCCATAGTTATGAACCTTGACTTTTCACCACTTCCCGGATGCGTGAAGGGAAATGCATTGTTAAATTCACTATATGTTCCAGCTGCAATAGCTACGCCATTGTTCGAAAACACTGCGTTAACGTTATAGTTGTTGTTTCCTGTAGTAATCTTAAGTGAACTCGCTCCACCACTGTCAATAGGGATAATTGTAATAGGTGTAGACACGTTAGGCACTAAATGTAGCGTGAACCCTGTGCACGAACCTAAAACATTGATATCCGTAAATCCAGCATGGTCGATAACGAATCTCTTAATATTACTACCATCAGGTAGTCCCTTAGACCCACTTCCCCTGAAGGGATCTAATCTACAAGTCAGATAAGACATGTCTATACCTGGTTGTACTACTTTCTTAGAAACAACACCCTTATTGACATTAATGAGTGTTTTCTCAACCTTACCTATAGTCCTCGCATTATTATTTTTCTTACCAGCATCTTTAGTTGCCATCTTCTGCGCTTTCTTCTGTGTGTTTTGTTTAACCGGACCTGGGTTCTTCTCTACATCACCACACACCGTGATGTCCTTTGGTGGATCCTCCTTCCATTGGAGTTTGTACCCAGGTATGTCATCAAAGACGACTAATTGATCGTCTATTGTGACCGGGATATGACCACTGATAATCTTAGAATGAATAAATTCATCCTCATAATGTTCACGTAATTTATCAATGACGTCATTTAAATCCCTTTGATTTGAGACTAATCGATATTGTAGTCTCTTGATGCCTGTTTTCTTATTCTTAGAGGCCATGTTGTTTGTTTAATAGTTGTGCTATTTTATTAATTTCTTTTTCGAGCTTGAGAATGGAGATTTCTCTACCAACCGGTTTCAGTGTGTTTTCAATGCTAATTTGCTCGATTGGACTAATTCCAAAAGCTTCGTAAAAACTCCATCGATTAGCCATTGTCACATCACTGTAGCTGTAATTCCCCAATTTAAATCCAGGAACTACCGCTTTATTGATCTTGCCGGTTCCAACCAAAGATATCAACCACTCTCCCAATTTACTTAAAATAGGCACACCACTATTAAGGGCTACTTCACAATAACCCAATCCTCTAATTAGACTCTCATGTTGTTCGGGTCTAAGATCTGTGTATTGTATACGACTAAGCACGCGTATTGGATTGCGGACCATTTTATACACACCATTGATTAGAACTGGATTACATTGACAGAAACTAATTTCCTCAAATTTGAGTGTTACTAACTCAATTTTTGTATCCATTCCAAACTTCTTAAATTCAATCCTAATAAATTCCTCGTTAAATAGGATTCTCCAATCTTCATATTCCATGATGACAACAGAGTCGTCACCATTGACTATGACTTTAATCACTGCCCCTCTAAACACGTAACGTATCATAACTACATTGGTCTTAGAATTTCCAACGGACGTAGTGTACTCACCTGAGCAGCGACTACCTTCCATTGAATACTTTAAACCGTTGTTTG